TCCTTGCATCTTGCTTGTTCTGTATGGTGCGGTTTATGTTCATAATAGCATCTAATCCGCGCCCTGCCTTACCTGCATCATACAGCATCTCAGCAGACCCTTCAGGAACATCGGGGGCACCCACCTGTGATTGGATGTCCTGTTGCAACTGAGCGACACCCTCACCGCGCATCTTTGCTTGCTGTTGCTGTGCGATGCCACGCCCAAAAGAGTCACGCACAGTTCCAGCGTTCTTACCGAAAGCAATTTGCGCGTCAGGTGTTTGTAGCAATTGCAGCTTGGCTTCGGGATCGACGAGTGAGAACATTTTCATAAACGCATCCATCTTTTCCTTGCGTGCCATTTCTTCTTCGCGTTTGCGTTGCTCTTGTTCTTGACGACGCGATTCTGCCTCATTGCTTACCGTGGAGCCAATGCCACCAAGTACACCAAGAAAGCTCATTTAACCATCTCCCCTTAAAGCAACCATTTAACGAGGTCTTTTACGCCACCTGCAATATCTTTAAACAGGTCGTCGTTGCGCTTATCCTTATCCAATTGCAAGCGTTCACGCTGTAAACCAAGTTCTGCTTCCAACTGTTTCTGACGCGAGTTAGCTTCTTTTTCACGTACACCCAAATCACCAATGCCGAGCAGTTGGTCAAGGGTCTGCCGTCCACCTTGCACTTGAGCATCGAGATTGATGCCACCCTTGCCGAGATTGAACGATGATTGCAGGTTGCCCAAGTTCAATGCTTGATCCAATGCGCGATCTCTGCGTGCCTCTTGGTTGCCTTGCAACTGTAAGCGTTCACGGTTTTGTGATTCACCCAACTGACCAAGCACATTAGCAGTATCGCCATCACCGAGGATGCCCAAGCGGTTGAGTTCTTCTAACTGTTGATCTTTGCTCTGCGCTTGCTGTTTTTGCAGGTCAGCAAGTTCTAACTGTGATGTTGCATTAAAGGGATCATCTTGCAATGTTGCATTGAGGCGATCTTGGACAGTGTTAAATATGCCTGGGTCATCGACGTTATCGGTGAAGTTGATGCTCTTATCATTGCCGAGCAAACCACTCAACACATCACCAATGCTTTGCCGATCACCGACAGCATTTTGAATATCTTGTAATCCAAAACCCACATCCAATGGCGTACCCGCTTCACCAAAACGAGCACCTAACCGTTGGTCTATGGTGTCACCGAAATTAGAGAAACCAGTAGACAGATCATTAACGCTTTGACCAATCCGCGAAAGACCATTGGTGGGGTCTGTGAGCAACCCTCTAATACCACCGAGATCACCACTAATATCTCCTTGCGTACCTGCGACCCTGTTTAATCGGTTCAACAAGCTGTTGGGGTTGCTTTCTCCAAACAATCCAGCATTGAGTGCTCCAAACTTAGTATCTATACGTGTGCCTAAACCGCTAATATCTGCACCAATGCGCGATTGCAACGATCCTTCATCTCTGCCAAGTAATTGTTGGATATTGTTGATGCCACCATCAAAACCTGTCAACCGATCAGCAAGAGACTGACCACCAAAATCTGCGCCCGTTAACGCTGACTGAATATCTTGCTGAGACAGGGGAGACCTAAATCCACCTTGCGACGATATTGCGTCAATGATGTTCTGTTGAGACAGGGGAGATGCCATATTGTTGAAGCGTTGGTTGATAAATTCTTGGAGTCTACTATTGCCACTGCTTATCTGGTTGCCAAGAAATTGCGTCTGCGTGCCAAATGCGCCAAGTTGCCCATCTCCACCGAGCAACTGACTCAACAAGTCTTGCTGTCCACTGCGCACATCAGCAAATGCGCCACCTTGTTCACTGTCACCGAATAACTGTTTAAGCAAGGCATCTTGTCCACCGAGTATGTCGCGTTGCCCCGATTGCAGTAAGTCTTGATTTCCAACTATTGTTCCTTGATTTGCTCCAAGTATGCCCTGATTATTGAATAACGCTTGCTGGTTAAACCCAATATCATTCAATCCACCACCGATAGTGTCAAAGCGATCACCAACATAGTTCGTGTAACTGCCCTCATTATTGCTGAACAATCTACTTAACAGAGCATCAGTGCCCACGCCTACACCCACACCAGCACCAGGGTTATTATTGTTGCCAAAATTACCAGGTGCAGGATAGTAACCCTGAAAACGTGGGCCATTGGTGTATATCAAGTCATCTGTTGGATCATTGCCATTTTGTGTTACATTGGCACCCCTAAAGTCTCCAGCGACAGGGTTAAACCTATTAGTATTTGATGCTTGTAAATAGTCGTTAAAATTGACGGTTCCGTCACCATTAAGGTCATACCGAGGGTCTCTTGTGTTAAATGCTTTTTGAAATTCATTGGGGTCAATGCGAGGTTGAAAAGGCAACCCTGTCTCTTGCTTATTTATAACACCAATATCCGTGGTAACATTCTGTGTGGTGGCAGGTTTCTGTGCCACCTGTTGCGGAGGAGGAGGTGGGGGAGGAGGGGGAGGAGGAGGTGCGCCACCTTGCGGATTAAACACGGCAAAGTCGCCATCTTGTGAGAAGGTGCCATTGACACCATTGATGTTCTTTGTCTGCCCAATGTAATCTCTAAATTGGGGATTGTAATTAAGGTTATAGCGTTGGACTGCCACCTTAGACGACACCTGCCCTTCGTGTGCGTGTTACGCCAATACTGCGGAATATAGAAGTGATCTTTCTGAGAACCATCTTCTCGTTACTATTTGCGTTTCTAAACTTTATCTGTATATGTGGCCCATATCCCGTTAGGGGGATGTCGTCATTTGCCACGAGGTCATTACCACCAATTGCAGAGGTGCCGATCTGAAAACTACCGATAGCATCTAATCCACCTGAAATAGTTATCGTCTTTGTTCCACTTACCGATGTCGGGTTAGAATAGGTGATCTGCATTTCATAATTTCCTGCCACCTCATACGAGATTTTAGAGAACAACCACCGCACCTGTGATGCTTCGTGATCTGGTGCGCGTGATGATGTCATACCCCAAGCATCTACTGCTGTTGTTACTGACCCATCATCATCGTCAACATTGGTTCCTGCGTGGGTATGCACATATCCATCGTATGATCCTGCGTGGGGCTTTTCATTGATAATTGCACCGCACGCTCTTGTGACACCCTTAAATGGGGGATACCATATCTTCTGTCTATAATTGAATATCATTATGTGATTCATCGTGGTCTGACTGGCACCGTAGGGGAGGAAGAACCATACCTCATCGCGTGCCTCATAGACCAACGAGAAGGCATTACTCAATGCAGAGGTGTTCACATTGTTCCAATACCTGTCACCGTCTAATGCTTGTGAAATCTTTGTGCTTGACTCACCATCAAATGCGAAGATGCCATTGTTGCGAACATATACTTGCACCTCTCCGACACCTGTTATTGTCACCGTTTGTATGCTTCGCCCTGCAACTGTTCCTTGAGCACGCTTTGGTAGGCGACGATATGGCACCGTTGCATTGCCCGTAGGCACCAACATATTGATGCTGTCCTTCGTGTGGATAGCGAGAGAATCCCCAAGACGCTTCAGCCCCGTAACAGTCTCCCCAATATTGTAGAACGCTGTCGCATCCCACGTTTCTATATCCCCTGCGTCTGATCGCCATACTCTCCCTGCGCTGACGTTTAGGTTGCCAGCAAATGCTCTGTTATCAAAAAACTCCCAATGCTTTGCAGTGGTGAACCGCGAGTCCACATCAAGGGTTGCAAGGTTGCCACCTGCCGTTGTCCACTTGACAATGGTGTCACCACTGTTGCCGTTATGACCGATGAGCGTGCCATTGGCATCTACCAACTCGTAATATTGCCCTGCGGTCATCGTGGCACTGCCTGAACGGTCTGTCCACGTACCACTGACATTCTCGTAGAACTTATCGCCGACCATTGCATACTCACGCTCAGATGACGCACTAAACTGATGCTGACCGATAGATGTGACCACAGCACCACTGTTTAACTGCGCATCTATGAACGGTTCTGTGTTGGGTCGCTTCTCAGCACTCCCATCAGGGTTTATGCGTATGTTCTGACCGTCATACAGCGTATCTGGCGATATATCATCAGATGGGCGACTATAATCCACACCACCAATGAACGGGCCATATACGTGAGGGTATGCGTTGTTCATCCGAGCGTTGTCACCTCAAAGCCAAAGCGACCTGCATTAAGGTCAGCACGACCAAAGCGATAGATACGATTGCCGTCTACCACATCACCATCTACTGCTAAGTTTTGCTCAATAGCACCTTCAAACAGGCTCAACTCTTGCGCTTCACCTTCCAAGTCACCGAGTTCACCCTTATACCGCGAGGCGATGTAGTGGATCATTGCATTTTGCGCCCACAGTGGCATAGTCGTTGCAAGGTCTGTTGAGTCATCAGATGCCGACTTGTCAGCGATAAATGCGTAATAGCGATATGATATTGTTGTTGACGAGTCGTCAGGTAGGGGATATAAGTCCACTTCCCACACACCTGTTGTTGCGTCTATGCCACTGACGAATACAGCACGTGGATCACCTGTTTGATCTCTGTCGGGGTCTAAGGCATCCACTTCTTCAGGTGACACCATTTGCATAGGCGCATTGTATGTCACGTTCACAAAGGACAGGGGGCGCATCACATCACTTGCAAGGTCATAGGTGCGCTGATCTGCCACAGTGGTAAACGTGGTGCGCTTAAACAACCACGTCCACGCTCTACGTGTGCCGAGGTCTGTCGTGCCAGTGTTGAAATAGTCACGCGCATTGTTCTTATACACAGATGACGAGTCATCAAGACCCACTCTGCGTAGGGCGATCTGCAATACTTTGGTTAATGTCAACCTGTCAACACATCCTTATAAGGCACTAAAATCAGCAAGTGTGGCAGTCTTTGTCGTGCCACCCGAATCTGTCAATTTTACCTTGAGATCACCCGTAGTAGAGTCCATCCAAATAATCGCTTCACTATTAGGAGGGTCAGGTGGTGTGTCATCCACAGCTACCAGTGATACGCCCTCAAAATTCATCAAGGTGCCATCACCAGAAAAACTCACCGCGTCTACGTGATCTCTTTCCATTACATCCTTGCCGTTGCAATCATTTCTTTGAGGTCGTCTTGCGACTTGTTATCCCAAGACTGCAAATTGCCGTCTAACCATTGCTGGTGATAGGCATACACAGCATCTTCACCCATCTCCACGATATGTTCAGGAGGTACAGGCAAAAACCCTTCGGGTTGCGTAGCACCACCCGTTGCAAGTGCAAGGTTTTTCACTTCTTCTTCAGTGACACGCTTCTTGCGACGCAGAGCAGGTTTGGTGATCGGTGATGCGCCCAACGCTTTGATGAGCAGTGATTTCTTGTCATCACTCATATTAGAGAGCAACTCAATCAGCTTATCAGACGAGTCATCGGGAACGCCCAACAGAGGGATGGGCAAGTCATCATTTTTGTTTACTTCTTTTGCATCGTTTTTTGAGGCCATTGTTACTCCATAGAAAGGGAAAGTGGGTGAGGCCACTTGTAATGGCCTCACCCGTTTCAACTATACAAACTGAACTGCACACGTCACAGGCGAACCACTGTCTGCCTCAAGTGCGTAAGCGAACACCAAATGCTCCTCACCAGCAGCAAAGGTGTCAGCCTCTCCATCAACAGTGTGACCGATAATCGCTTCACCTGCTGCAACTGAACCATCAGAGCGCACAGTGCCGAAGGTGCCAGGTTGACACACTTGCACCCACGCATATGAAGCAGCAGAGATGTCCACAGTGCCGAGTGCAACAGCACCCACCATAGCGGTCAAACCTGATCCACCCGAAGCGTCAGATGTGAAGTTTGTTCCCGTAGTGTTTGCAGGGTAGAGCACCTCATTGACTGCGACATCCTGGTCAACGATTTCAACAAACTTGTACAGTTTGCCATCTACCCACTTCATTTCACCCAAGTCAGCAATCCCTTGGGATGTCGTAGAGGTGTATGTATCCGTCAATGCACCACCACTGATACCTGCTAAATCTGTACCCACTAAAGATCACCCCCTCGATTAGCTTAATGTGTGACCCACGCCAAGACGACGGGAGTTATTGGTAACGAATTGACATCCCACAACCACGAAGCATACTTTGGCTAATTGGTTGTGAGGCTCTTTGAACGGTGTCTTTGCAAAGTTCAAACCCTTTTGAATCTTGAGTTTGAGATAATTGCTGTTCAAGCAATACATCAATGCAGCACCGCAGTCACGGTCATACCATACATCTGAGCCACGAAACTTGAGATTACCACCTGTTCCTACGCCAGTGGCCTTGTTCTGCTCTACACGGGCGTAACCAGTGCCCTCAAGGATGCTCTCGTACTGACCATAGAAGGTCAAAGGCATAATGTTGGCATTGGGCTTGATATTGCCAGAGGAGCAGTTGTTAAACAGTGTTCCCCAGTTCTTCAAACCCGTATAAGAGGGGGAAGAAGAGGCATCGAAGTCACCAATGCTTTCCGACTGATTAGCCCACCACGTTTCAGCAGAACGGGAGATACCACCGACGCTGTTGGTAGATGTAGCAGCTACCAAGTCTTGCAATCCCAAAATGGACTTGCCACTTTGAGCGGAGAACAGTGCAGCGTTGATGGAGTCACGAATCGTGCTCATCGACTGTTCAGTTTTTGCCACCAACAATTTCTTGGCAGAATCGGCAGCTTGTGATTCTGTTTCTTCTGTCAAAGAGATGGTGATGGGAACAGCGATATAACGCCACGGATAAAATGCAGCCGTGATACCATCGACAGCATTGGTGTTGAGGGTGTCATAACCTTCAAACCATTCTGCCGAGTTCTTACCATACATCAAATCCTCACGGATTTCTTTGCCACCATTTTCTACTTCTACCTTCCCTGCCTTGCGCAACCACGCAAGGGTAGGGTATTCGTCAAAGATGTTGTCGGTCAGACGCTTGCGATGTGTACGCATCGTCAATGTCCACGCAGCATCCCAACTTTCAGTTGTGCTTGTTGCAGCCATTGGGAGTCACCTCACTATTATTGAAATCCGAGCTTCTGCAACTCCGCCACCAAATCTTCATCCGTCATCTGCACATTCGCGTTACCATTTCGTGGAGAAACGCCCCCATTAGGGGGTGATGCTACTTGCCGTTTTGCACTGGAGATAACCTGTTGCTCTTGCTGTTTGAGTGCTTCAGATTGCTGATTCCGCACACCAGAGACAGACTCATACGCTTCTTTTACTGTGAAGTTCTGACCTGTTCGTGGGTTGACAACAGAGATCAATGCTTTGATCTGTGGTGCATAGTTATCCACATCATCCTGATATGCCTCACGCGCTTCAGTGATCTGCTGTTGCAGAGTCGATTGCTGTTGCGTTTGACGCTCGTGGATGAACTGCTGAATAACGGGAACCAACTGTTCAAACTGTGTCAACTTTTCCGTTAACGGTGAAACATTCTTGTTAATTAATTTGTTGACCACTTCGACAGCAGCTTGCTGTTCTGGTAAGAGATTGTCAAACTCATCAGGTTGATTCGCTCTCATACCATCACGCACAGCATTGGTGAGCACTTCAGGTTTAAACGCAGACTGCTGTTGCTCTTGCAACTTCTGCAACTGCGCTTGCAAATCGGCTTCCTTGCGCTGCGTATTCGCTCGCAAGTCTTTAGCCATCTTTTGATACTTCTCCACAAAAGGACGGTGTGCTTCGGGGATGTCGTTGATATTTGCGCGGAGCAAATCGACGCTCGAAGGGTCAAAGTCCTGTGAACTATTTTTTGCTTCTGTTCGTGGGTGTTGTCCGCCTGATGCAGAGGCTGTGTCACGAGTATCGCCTGCAAAATCGCCCACCAAGTCGGCAGCAAAATCGTCGTCAGCGAGGTCGCTATCAGGTATCTCATCAGATACTGCAAGGCCACTATCTTCAGCCATTTGTTTAAATCCTTGTTATAGGGTTTGTGATGCTTTCCGTATAATGCTTACGGGGTCTTTGTCTAACATCTTATCCGCTTCTTTGAGGGCATCTTTTTCATTGTCACTGTCTAACCAGTAGGCATTGTCCAATACCTTCTTGCCCTCTTTCTTTTGCTTCCACGCTTCGTGCAGATGTATCTCTGCTGTCGATGCGCCACCTTCTTTCCAATCTCCTTCTTCGCACCCCAACATTTTCAGCTTCATCTTCTTATCCGCAGCAGACGTGTATGTCATATCAGTCTGCGGATCGTAATAGGGATAACCACTGTCAGAAAAGCCGACGATATGGTCTGCGTAGTCTTGCTCCATCTTTGCAGTGCAATAGGGGCAAGGGATTGTCTTGGGCAAGTCGGTTATTCTGTAATACTGATCGAGCAGGGTGTGACCATTGCCACATTTAAAGTTGTATACAGGCATTAAAGTGCGTTAGCCTCCATTATTGTGGGCCACTTTGCTTAGGGCCTTGCATCTTGCTTCTGATCAAGTTCAAGACACTATCCCGTTGAGCTGCAAGGCCCCCAATAGAATCTTGCCCTGCATTTGTCATACCGAGCAACTTGGATATGACAACCTCTGGCCTCATACCCCTTCCCACTTGCTCATCTAACTTACCTTCGTTGTATTTTTTTTCGTTATAATCCCCAACCATATCACCCGACATCTTACTAACACCCCCAAACCCCGCGTTGCCCTTATTCATCAACAAGTTCTGTATCTCATTAGCAACTTCTCGTTCTTCTGGGGTAAGATTAGACAGGTTTTTGTTATTCCTTGCTGGATTGAATAGCTTTTTTGCCAGCATCATTTCCAAATCTTCCAACTCACCAACGGTGTCACTAAATTCATCCATACGTTTCCCTTCTCCCATTAAAGTGCGTTAGCCTCCACAGCTTGATCTTGCACCACGTTAGAAATTTTCTGAGCATTTGAGCGCACAGTACCCATCAAACCTTGCGCATTAGACGCTTCTGACGGTCTAAACTGTCGCCCCTGTGTGCCACCCTCTTGTTGCAACAATTGCTGGTGCTGTTGGTTATGCTCTTGCACCGCTTGCTGAATAGCCTGTTGCAACTGTGGAGGTGCTTGCTTAAACTCAGGAGATTGGGCGATCTGGTTAATATCTTGTAGTTGCATATGTGTTTGGTGATTCTGCCCAGGTTGTGGGGGTATGTTCTGCCCACGTAACAGGTATGCCACATTTTCCATCTGCGCGAGTCCTGCTGCATCAGGGTCAATGGTTGCCTCAAGCAACTTATTAAAGTTGACCTTGCGGAAAGCATTACCAAGCAGTTGCGTGACCACTTCTTTGCGATCAATGGGCACAGGTGATGCGATGAGTCGGTCATAGAGGGCAAGGGTGTCGTCACGCTCAAGCTGCTCGTTGAGCACTTGCATACTGCCAGCGTCTATCTCTATGTCATAACGCAACCCTGTAAACCAAGCATCCTCAATGACTGCTTCGAGGTCGGGTTCACCAAATCGTCTGAGCACCACAGAGAACTTTTCGGGTCTATACCTTACATCTGACCACATAGCCAACAATGACTCTGTTGCCCACTTATAAAACCCTGCAATGGGCACCTGCATCCATTCTCTGTTGAGTTGGGCATCTGTGGCGCGTACAGCCGCTTCTGTTGCTGTTCTACCCGACGGGGGAGACACTTCAATGATCTGCCCCTCATAAGCGAGAGCATCACGCTCTACCTGTATCTGGTCTTGCGGAGCACCACCAAAGTCTAACGGCATCAATGCCCTGTCGGGATTGTCGAACCAGTGGATGTCACCGTCTTTAGATTTTGACAGGTTATCTGGTAAGTTGGGGTTCTGTCGCTTCTCTGCCTTGTTGCCTGCGATGATGCGATTAAACCGCTTGAGTAAGTCTGTTCTGCGTGACAATGACTCCACAATGATCTGCTCAACAGCTTTTTCATAAGCCATCATCGGCTTACCCCAAAACTTGTCGCTCATATCAAAGGCGAAGGTGTAATAGGGGAAAGCACCGCGCAATAGGTACGACTTCTTGGGCACGACTCTTATGGTGCGCTCTTGGCCCGTCATAGGGTCTTGTTGGGTGACGCGATCAACCTTAAGCATTGGATGAGGGATGTCCTCAACGGGTTCCTCTATGCCATTGGCAAATACGATGCGTCTACGGTGAACCCTGTCGTGGATTTCGTATAGGAGAACATTTTTAGACAGTTCACGCTGTTTATGTTTAACGTGCTCATCTAAGCTTTCGTCAGTGTTCTCACCATCTGCATAGATGTTTGTGAGAAATGTGTCATCAAACTCAGGATTCTTTTGTGATAGGGGTCTAAACTGATTCTTAAAGTTTTCAAAGCGGGGGTCAGACTTAACAAACTCAAGGGGCACCATCATACGCTCAATGACGTATTCTGCTGTTCCGAGCTTGTGGGGGGCACATAGGGGGTCTACAATGATGTTGCGAGGGTCTACGCGGTATATGTATGGGAAGTCCTCCAAGATGTCATCGTGTGACACGTAGGGCATCACAGCATCATCACCTTGAGGGTTGTAACCGACCTTTAAGAAGCCACGATAGCAAAAGAGAGCATCAAATGCTGCCTGATGGATTTCCTCTTTAGCACCCATCGCCTTGAGCGCATTGTTCACCGCACGCTCAATGACTTCCTCTGCATTGTTATACTTTTGCAGTATCTCGCCTTGATCAACACTGGCAAAGATGCGTGGGTAGTTGTAAGCAATAGAGGCAATGAGGCGACGCACAAGGGGGTAGAAGCGCGACACCTTCTGCACCTGGTCATCTTCTAACCCTGCCACCTTTAACTCAAGGTTGTAGCGTTCTTGTAGTTGATCCCATTCTTCACGCTTGGGCTTCATCCACTTTTCACCGTTGTCAATGATCTCACGCCACCGCTTGACTTGTTCTTCCTTCAAATGCCCACCTGCTTAAGTGTTTACGGTTAAACTGATTAAATATCTGTCGTGCTATGGGATGGCACAATCGGGATCACTCGAACCCAACTTTACTGATTAGGGGGTGTTAAGCATTGTCCAGAAATTTGACCCCGTTTTTCTGGATAATGTCTCCGCTTACATCGCTAATGCTTGCAAGTTTCCTTCGCGTGCTAACTTGAGCACGTTAGAGCCTAATGTGGGGTCTGTATTTGCGCGATCTATGACACCACTAAACGGAGACCACGTTTCGTCCAATATGCGCCCCAAGAGGCTGAGTGTGTCTACAAAGTCATCGTGCTTGCCAGAGGGGAAGTGTAACAACTCGTCAATGCAATCATCTGTCCAACCAGCGTGGCGAGGGAAGTATACCTTGCCCATACTCATACGACCACGAATAGACTGAGCACGTTGCGCTTTGCTCTTTAAAGAGGGTAGAGAGTTGATATTGCAGTACGTATTGGTCTCAGTCATCCTCTGCCGTAAGAAGGGGCCAACAGATTTTTCTATCTGCCCCGTCTCACCAACCCACTCAATGGGTCGCCACTGCTTCATCAGGTTGATCTGTGCATTTATCCACTCTTGCGTGCCTGCCTGCTCACGATAAACGTCTAAGATGTAAATATCTGCGTTGGGATCGACACCAAATACGGTATGCACCGTGTAGTCGCCACCCTGCTGAGTAACAGCATAGTCAGATGTGGCATATATCGTCATATTCTCAGTGGCAGGGCGTTCATCGTAGAACTGTATCCACTCTTTGCGGAAGAAATCACCCTCATCTGGTGTCGGTTTCTGCTGATACAGAGCAGACCAGAAACGATTACCGCTACCAGAGGTAAGTATTCGCTTAACTTCTTCCAAGCGTTCCAACGGGTACTTCTCAGGCCACAGTGCTTCACCCTTGTTACGCCCAACAGGATCATCGTCACTGTCACAGATAGCAGGGAGAGAAATAATTTCCCACTGCTCACCATCTTTCTCTGCAACTTCTAACAATCTACCAGAGAGGTCGTCTTGATGCCACCGTGTCTGAATAACACAGACGACACCATTGGGCATCAGGCGCGTTGTAGCGACAGTTTTATACCAATCCCACACATTATCACGGATCAGTTCACTATCAGCTTCCTGTGCGTCCTTAACAGGGTCATCAACCAAGAATAAATCAGCACCATAACCAGTAGCCCCACCTTGAACACCTGTGGAAAGGTATACACCACCTTGATTCGTATGCCAAAGATCAGAGGCTTTAGAGTCGGGAGCGAGTTCGACATTTGGGAAAAGTTCGCGATAGTCGCGGGTATCTATGAGGTTTCGTACTTTTCTCCCAAAACTCTGAGCCAAACGTGATGCGTATGATGCAATGATAACTTGATGCTCTGGAAACTGCCCCATATACCACGCAGGGAAGCGCGTAGAGGCTATTTCACTTTTGCCGTGGCGAGGAGGCGCAAATATCATCAATCGCTTAATGTCGCGCCTTGCAAGGCTTTCCAACTTACGGCAGATTAACTTATGATGCTCTGCTGCCGCGTAATTTGGAAAGGTATACCGAACAAAGTTTAACAGGTGCTTGCGTGCCTGGTATTTCTTCAGAAATTCTAATTCTTCAATGGTAGGCAGATCAAGTCACTCCTTCAAATTATATCATCTTTGATATAAAGTATACGAATATGGGAACCTTTTGTCAATATCGGAGTTTAAATATATGTTTTGAGTTGACAAATTGAGCAAAAATAAGTATTATTTATCTACACATTGTCAAGTGGATCACC